TTTTAATCGTTTCAATCTGCCCTTCAAGACTTGCCCCCATTCCGACGCACAACATCACTTTCCCAATTCCACTGTGCTTTAATTCAGCGGAATTTTTCCTTTTCAATTTCGCATTAATGTTTGCCATTGGTATCCATCTTGATTCACCGAACTGATTGAATACTGCTCTGCTCTGGTCTCTTGTGTCTTTGTACTTGAGTAATTTAGCCATTTAGTTCTCCCATATCATTGATACAAGTATTTGGCTTCAAGGTTTATTTTTATTCCCTGAATCCAACTTGATTTTTCATTTATCGAATTTTCAAATTCAGCCATGTTTGGATTGCATCATAGAGCGGTTCCAGACAAGGTAAGTTCTTGCTCAAACACTCCCTCTATATTCTGAGCAAGTTTGTAAACATTTTTTACGAGGTCGGTTCCCGTATCGTAAGCATTGTCTTTGCGATACACTCCGCAAATCTCGTAATTAACCAAGCATGACTTCTTGTTTCCCGTTGCCCCGGTTCTTCCCATCGTCTCAAAAGCTTCCTGTTTGTCCAGTATCTTTACGAATATCATTGGGAAAGAATCGCCCCGAATGGAAGCAATATCAACATCATCTGAAACGATACTTTTAATCCTGTGAACCAAACCGTCAGACAAATCCGGGCTTGCTGTTAAGGTGTTGTAATCGCTTAAGGCGTTTACGATGGCTTGCAATGAATCAACGTAATTAAAGCTCATTTTCCAACCACCTGTTCAAGAACCGCTTGAGCAATTTTTTCTTGCCCTTGGTCTGATATCCACATGAATTTCCTTTGAGGCAACCTTGTTCTCGCTTCATCTGAGTCGTGGTAATTTGCATACGGTACGTCCGTGTAAAGCATTATCCCATTTGATACCGTTTGAGAACCGCCACGCCCCGGCATTACTGATTGGCGAAGGTTTCCGGTGTCTTGGAGTATCTTGTGCGTTCTCTTTCCCTTCGCCTTTTTGTTCGCCCATTTTGTTCGGCTTGTTCTACCCGCCAACGTGCTTTCTTTTAAGGGTGCCCAAGCTCCGTCCGGCCCGGATTCAGACCGGAAATGGTCTTGAATATCCGAAAACCCGATGACCGCAACGATTGACCTCATCACTCCGTTTATCCGGGAGAGAGTCAACTTGGCTTTTGTCATCCAGTTTTTCATTTCCAAGTCATCGAACTTTATGGTAACTGCTCCGGGCATTATAGCTCCCTTGAATCGGCAACATCATCCGTTTGCGCTTGATTCGGATTCCAGTTTTCTGCTCCGTCGATATTGATGATTGGTTTGTAATTTTCCGATGAAGATAAAAACCGAAAATTAGAATTAACGGGAACAAGTGTTCCATCAGTCAGGGAAAGTTTTATTTCACCTTTTCTGAGTTTTTCCAATTCATCAATCGCCCAGTTGTAACTCTCAACGTACTCCTGTTTAACGTTTCCATCCTGAACGTATGAACCCCTTATCAAGAAGTAAAGTGCGATATCTTCCGACAGAGTTCTCACTATCGGAGGAATGGTCGTGAAAGGCAAACTGTATCTTGCGCTCAATGCTGAATTAACGACAGATTCGGCCCGGTCAATATGCTTTGAAAACATATCAGAACCGCCTGAATCAAAACTTGTCGAATTGTCGTTTAGATAATTCGGCAACAACAATGGTAGCGAAGTGGTCGTTGCGTATGAACCCATTTTAAGCTCCCGGTATACCCTTGTCCTTTAAGACCTTCCGTATAAATTGGCCTTTGGATGTTTTGTCGTCAATGTTCACCACAAGTTTCCTGCTGATGTTGAAACATTGATTTCCTTCTTTGTCTTTCTTGAATGGTTTTTTTGTGACAGCAATTAATTTCTTTCCGTTCACGAAATAAGCTGGCTCATTTGGCACCAGATTTTCTTTACCAGTAAATGGCACCAATTTCTTAATTGGAAAAGTTGTTACTGGTGAACCTGATGTTTTATTCGCAATTTCATCTTTGTATGTGACTGAATTTCTAATTCCTCTTGGCATATCATTCTCCTTTGATTCCGGCCAAGGGGGGAAAGGATTTGAACCCTCTCCCCCCGTGACGAGTTTATTTAATTACTGACAAGTGTTAACAATCAAGTAAGCGGCATCGGAAGCAACAACTTTGAATTGATACATGGTATCAACCTCAATCATATCTCCCTCTAATTCTTCTTCACGCCACCTTTTAACTTTGTAAGGATTTCCTTCCTCGGCTTTGCAGAACTGATAGATGGATGAAACTTTCCTCAGTCCCGGCGCACGCTCAACATAACCAACCCACGCCATGTCCGTCCAGATGAAGTTCATGGCAGTCGTGGTTTCGGTCAAACCTTCCACGCCAGTGTTTGAAACTCCTCCGGCGACGAACATGAAAGGAATGTTGAACAACTTACCCAACAGAGAAGGGGTAATCGAATCCGCAGACGTATATTTAATACGTTCAACCACGTTGAAATGCTCGTTGGCCGCCATGAAAGTGCGACGGTCAAGAATCACCGTGTTGGGAATTTTACCCGCTTGCTGAGCAATAACAGATGAAGCACTGTCAACGAACGTTATCGGATTCGACAACGTGGTGTTGGCAGTCCAAGCAAACGTAGAAGTGAGAGAAGTGGTGTTGGCCCAGTTTGCGGCAGTTCCGCAAAGAGTGGCAAGGTCAACTTCCTTCCTAAGTAGAATTTTTTCCACTAGGTATTCAGTCACATCAACGTCCAACTGAATGGCGGTATCTGCGTTATTCCGGTCACGGTCAGTCACGAGGTCTTTAAGCGCATTGTGAATCAGCGCATAAGAACCAGTCGTAATTTCCCAAGTGGCTCGGTTGGCAGGCGCACCATTTCCTCGGTAAGTCTGAGGAACAGAGAGACTGTTTTTCGCATACTGATAGTAGATGTTTGTGTCATGAGATACAGGTAATCCGGGAAATGCCGCATCGGCAACAAGTTCATTGGAGCGATACGCAACAGAGACATTTTCCAGAGCCGCATCTCGGTGTATTTGAGATGGAATTGGCATAAAATGCCTCCTTTATTAAGCAACTGGCGGTAGATTGAAGACTTGTAGCATGACTTCAATTACCGTGTTCGTGCTTCCCGGTTCAAGTGCAACACCAATAATATGCGCACCTGTCGCAGAAGCCCATGTTGGCTTTTCGATTATTTGACCGATACCTCCGGAAAGATTGGCGGTGACCGTGTTTGGCCCAACCAACGCCCCTGCGCTCACAGATGCGGCGCAAAGAACTTTGGCAGTACCATCCATGGCAACCTCAACAACTCCTCCGGTGGAACAGTTGTTCGTGAAAACTCCGATGACGTTTGCTGTCACGGTGTTCCACGGACGAACGGTATAGGCTGTCGAAGTGGCGCTCTTGCAAGCGCAAGTAAACGCCGGGCAGGAAACATCACTCGTAAAGCCTTTCCGAGTTTGTGCTGACCATTGACTCATAAATAGCCTCCTAAATCATGTCTTATGAAAAGCAAGTTCATTGCCTTCTTTTGACACTACTTCAGAAAAGAGTTTTATTTCTTTTCGGTGCGGGAGACAGCAATCAGGGCATCTCGATAAGACACCTTGTGTTCTTCCGCATACTGCTTCGCTTTTTCAGCGATATTTACATTCAAATCTTTTCCTCTCTCAGAATCGCCTTCTGTATTTGGAATCTCAGAGGAAGAATCAATGAATTTCATTACCAGTCCATCAATGCCAGAAATTTCAGTTTCTCCAACTTTGAATTTCCTTTCATCGGTGGAATTTACAAGAATTTCCTTCAAGATGGGAACTTGGGCCGGAACAATCTTTTTATCCGAAACAAGTTTATCTATCTTTAAATTGATGAGAGTCAATTTTTTCTCTTTCATCAATTCATCATTCTTCATTTTTGCTTCATCGGCAAACTTCTTTAGTCCTTCAATTTCTGCAGTAAGTTTTTCGATTTGCTCCGATTGAGTCTTATTGACCTCGGAGAGTTTTTTAATTTCATCTTGTGCCTTTTGTAATTCGTCCATTTTAGACTTCTCCTTTTGTTGTTTTTCTAGGTCAGTAAGATTAATTTCGTACTGCCTCGTTTTTGCTTCTGTGTCAAAAGCCATTATCTTGTGTTGGTTGTTATATAAAGCAAGAACATCATCCAATGTATTTATAGCAGGAGTTTCTCCGCCCAACAATGCTATTCCTTTCAATGCCAATGGAAACACTTTTCCGTCAACAGGAATATCAACGAACAATTCGGATGAGATGCGCTTATATGCTTTCCGTTTAATCAATTCGTAGATTTTCTTAGGCATATCAATCACATCGGCAATTAGTTTGTTCCCCATTCGATACAGGTTTGATATCCACCCTGCTGCCGGGAGTTCATCTGACTTTAGAAGTTCTTGCTTATCCGAATGACCAAGTTTCACATATGGTTTTAATCGTGACTTGGTTTTAGAAAAAGCCTGAACAATCTCATCTAAGTCTTTTTCGGTGTATGTATCACCGTTCCAATCACCTGTTTGGAATATCTCAAGGCCCGCCATATCCATTGTTTCGTAATCAGATGACATTTGTTTCTTTTTTATTTCTCCCGCTTTGTCGCAAGCCATCTTGATGATATCCTCTTCACTCATTCCTTTATCCGCACACATATCCAAGGATGATTTGCAGATAGCCCAAGCTGAACTATCGTCATGTCCTTGCCCTTTCACTTTCGTGACGCATCTATCTAATATTCCTGGCATTTTATTTACCTCGCTTTGTTTTCTAAGTCATAAAGGACGGTAATTGCCACCGCACCCGTTGTTGCCAACCAAACCGTGCAAGTGGCTCCCCAAGTCAAAGGAAATGGAGCAGTAAACGATTGCCCATTTTGAGAAGTCAAACTTTGCATATCGGAATAAAAATACTTTACGGTCGTTGTGTCTCCTATCCATGCCGCATGGTTTGCCGTTGATGTTCCACCAGTAAAATTAATCGCCCATATTCTTACCCTTTGACTAGATGATGCCGGAACAACAATGTTGTTTGTAGCTGTTGAAGCAATCACGCTGAAAGGTGTTATTCCTTTAGCAATGATATCTAAATCGCCTTGTTTCATATTTTCTCCTTTTATTCCAAATTACTATCTACTTTAAAATTAAATTGGTCAGTATGGTATAGATTAGTTGCATTCTGTAATCTTGCTTGTAAGAAATAAACACCTTGAGTATCAAAAGTGTTGGTCGTGGACGTAAAATTTATAGAACCGTCGCTACCCGTTGTCGTAAAATAAGCTGTCATTGTGGTAGTAGTTCCATTTGGTTGTTTTATTAAAAAATATTTCGTTGTTGCCCAAGAAATATCTTGTACAACGTTATCTTGTTTTATTATTGCTGTTATTTTTGTTCCGATATCTCCTTTATGAATATTTAGATTCATCATTCTATTGTCTCCTCAACTTTAAATTCTAAAATATTTGTATTCCACG